TGCACTTGAAAGAGAATCTGCGAGAAGAGAATTTGCAGATAGATCTGACAGAGAATTAGCAGATAGACATGAAAGAGAATCTGCAAGTGAAGATGCTATTGCAAAATTATTTACAGATAAATTAATTTTGAATTCAGATGAGGCTGTATCGTCAGCAACACATTCGGGATTCGTAAGACCAACCGTATCTAGAGCTAGAGCCGCATCCGTATCTAGAGCCGCATTTGCATCACCATTTGCATTTGCATCTAGTTCATCACCATTAGCACCAATGGCAGCATCACCTGGTTTATCTGCATTTGGAGCAGCATCTTCGGAATTAGTAAGACCATCCGTATCTAGAGCCGCATTTGCATCACAATTTGCATCTAGTTCATCTGCATTTGCATCTAGTTCATTACCATTAGCACCAATGGCAGCATCACCTAGTTCATCTGCATTTGGAGCACCCGCAAGCGTAGCTTTCCAACCTTCTGCTTCTGCTTCAGTTTCGGCTGCTAGAGAGAGCTCTCCTGTAAAATCTGAAAAACGCAAAGAACAATTTCAAACTGAAGACGAACAATTTAAAACTGATTTTTCAGATGCCAAACGTAAAAAAAAAGATAAAGAATAAGATTGTGGTTATAAATATAATACATCTCTATACTTCAATCATTGTTTTTAAAATAAAATAAAATAAATATTATATTTATAATATCTATTTGTTATATTATAAATGGGTGCTGGTGCTGCCAAACTATATGAACCGCAAATGATAGATTTTAAAGATATTTTATTTGGACCGAGTTCAATGAAATTGCTCTCATTTGATGGTTTAACTGTGCTATTTGTTGAAGACGTACATGAACCTCCAAAAGAAAAAATATGTGGAAACTATAGTGATAAAACTAAATGGATAGATTTAGTTTTACATCAATTATTTAAAAAAGTAAATTTTCCTGTTAATTTTTTTTTAGAAACTAAAGAGTTTTACAAGAGCTATTTAAAAAAATTTAAACAAGAAGATTTATTTAAGGATGATAGGGGTCTTACTAAATCAGTAGATTTGTTTCATAATTGTGTTAATATAACCAAAACAGAATGTGGATATTTGGATACTCATGTATTTTTTAATAATATGGAGATAAGAAGATTTGAAGCATCAAAAAAATATTCTTTTAACACCGGTAAGTTAAGTTTTAAAAAAGTTGCATTTAATGGTGAAAAAGATACTTTATTTGATTTACCGGAACTTTATCTAAATAAAGTTATTCGAGATATACTAGTTAAAACGAGATATTATGTTATAATTGAAAATCCAGATATAAAACGAGAAATAGAAGTGACCACACGCAAACTTATGAAAGATCCAAAATACACAGATTTGGATTATAATTTAGAATTAGATATTATATTAGATGTATTTCAAAAACATGACAGTACTTTTGAATATACTAAAACAGATGACAAAGCAAAAAACCATTTAGAAAAAATACTTGAAATGTTAAATTTATTAAATGATCCAGATAAATTAAAATCATTATTTAGTAATTTATTATATAGTCAAAAACTAGATGATAATTTTGATATATTTAAATCAATGTTTTCTATGTTTAATGAAACAAGAGAAATATTTGGTGATGAAAAAAATCCTCATTTTAAATTTAGTAAGCAGCTCAAAACAGGAATTTATGACGAAAATATTAAAAAACAAATTTTAGAGTATATTGATGAATTATGTAATAAACAAGAATTTAAAAAAACAATTACAGATGCAATTGAAATATGTGAAAGGTTAATAACAATCATATTTGAAGGAAGAAATAATTTTCAAAAATTAAGGGATATAAATAACTTAATGACAGGGATACGTAATATATTTTTTGATATTCATAAATTGACATTTGATATGTATAACATAGCAAGATTTATGAGAATGTATCCATTTGATGAAAGTGAATTTGAATTTGCCATTGTATATGCTGGCAGAGATCATACTACAAATATGATAGGTTTTCTTACAAAGTATTATAAAGGAAAAATTATAGCATCAATTAATACAAATAGTGATGAAGCTGCATGTATTAAATTTGATACAAAACAAAAGTTTGTTAAAACACTTGATGAAATATTAATTAAACTACAAAAGAAAGATATAATAACACGCAATTTCTTTCTTGAAGAAAAACCTCGCAGAGAAGATATCAATCTTGAAAATGTCAAAAGAGGAATTATCAAATTAAAAAAGAGTAAAGATTCTAAAAGTAAAGAATCTTTAGAAAAAATAATAAACTTACATAAATATCTATTATATGATGATAGATTGAAAAAACGTTCGGAAAAATATTCTGGAAAGGAATTTGTTGCTAAACCGCCATTAAAAATAGTATATCCGCCCTTATCGGATGAATCAAAAGCACCGCTATTGATTCCAGATTCATCTGATGATGAATCAGAAGTACCGGAATTGATTCGACATAATAAATCAGAAGATCCGAGTAATTTGTCAGGTGCAGTGTCGAATAGTGATGGTGCTTCAAAACATCTAAAATCTCTACCATTCCGTGCATTTTCAGCAAATCAAGTATATCCAGAATTTTCAGCAGATCAAGCACCATTAGCAGCCGCTTCAGTAGATGCCGATTTTCCGTCCAGCCAAAGGGCACAACCAGAACTCAAACTTGATGCTACACCTGCAGCACAACCTGTTGCACTTAAAAATATACAAGAATCTCCTAGAATTCCGCAATTATTACAAGGACCAGTTCGACCTGTTCCACAACCTTTAAAAGAAGAAAAATGTTGTTGTAGTCCTAGTTGTGGTGGTTGCATGCCTTGGTGTTGTGCCAAATGTAGTAAAGTAAGGTCTGGTGGATATAAATATAATACAAGTATATGGTTCAACCATGCGTTTTAGATAAAGATAAATTAAATTTGAAAGCAATTTATAAATATTTATTTTGTGACATTATTTAATAGTATAATATGGAAAAAATACAATTGCAACAGAAACAATTTGAATTTGATTTTCCACCAGTCCCACCTGAAAAAATTGGAGTTATTACACCTAGTCTATCACATATACCACATAAACCAATAGGTCAGAAGCCTTCTACAGACAAACTCCCTAAAATACGTAACGTGTCAGATCCAAATAGAATAGCTGTATTGGCAAGACCAAAAAACTTTGTTGAATATAAACCACTTACTGAAGAACAGATTCAAGAAAGAAATGAAAGAGAAAAATTGGAAATAGCCAGAATACGACATGAACTAGAACGAGAACGAGAACAAGAACGAGAACGATTGTATGCAGCACAAGAATCTGCAGCACGACAACGAGTAGAAGATCCGTTTTTTCTCACCCAACCAGAACCAGAACCAGAACCAGAACCAGAACCAGAACCAGAACCAGAACCAGAACCAGAACCAGAACCAGAACCGGAACCAATATTTTTTCAAGCAAAATCAAGTTCTAAAGTCTTTTCATCAAATGTGAGAACAGATGAGTTCGCAAAACCTAAACAAAAATATGTTTCAAATGAACCACAAAATATGTATCCTTTTAGCCCTATAACAAACAATAGCTCTAATCTACGATTTATTAAACCAATGGTAAATGTTGATAGTCCGAAACAAGTTGCAGCTAGAGCAGCAGCTTTAGAACTACGTGCAAAATTAGAAGAAGAAAACCGACGTAGAGAAGACACCAAACAGAGAAATTTGAGAGCTATATGGGAAGCAGAAAAGAAAGCAGCTACAAAAAGAACACAATGGAAACAACAGATACAACAAGAAGCCAGAGCAAATGTGGAAAGAATAATGACAGAACAAAAAAATATAAAAGATGGTGTTTCAAAACAAGACAAAGGAGAAAAAAAACAAATCGAAGACAAAATTACAGCTATGAAAAATCATTTAGATATGGTGTTATCTAATTATGAGAGTTTAGAAAGAGAATTAGATAGATTGATTAAAACGAATCATGAAAATGTAAATTATTATGATATTGGAATAAAAAAAAATGAAATAATAAAATATAAAAAAGAACCAATTTATGTTTTAGCATTAAAAATTAAAAAAGAATTAGGATCTCTTTCGAATGTCAGACATACGATTGCTAGAGAAATATATAGAAAACATTATTTCGAATATGACACTATTGTGTCGAAACACAAATCAGGCGGTTATCTATTAAATCATTCTAAATATTTCAATCATTGTTTCTAATAAAAATTGATTTTTTATTTTTCTAATAATAATATAAATAAAAGTATCGTATATATATTATTATGACATCCATCAAACACCTCTCTTTCGAAAATAAAATTGAATTTATGCGCTGTCTATGGAATGAAGCCCAACCAACTTATTTTCATAAAGAATTAAATTTTGATGTTAAATTAGATGAAAATGTTTTAGAATTATCAGTATTTCATTATGTAGATAATTTATGTGGAAAATTAGTAAGAATAGATTTATCTGCCAGTCCTATTGATCCAACTGAATATAACAAAATGTATGGATCTAATAAATTTCAAGAAATATTGTCAAAATTTTATAATGATAATCCAGATGCTAGGTCAATACAATCAAAAGAAAATACACAATTATCTTTTGAAAATAATGAATCTTGTAAATGTACCAGATATTATGGAAATTATTCACATGTGGTTCTAAAAAATGATATCAAAGTAATCATAAGTTTGTGTAATCGATGTAATTATCCATATAATGTATAATGTATAATGTATAATTTTTTTATAATGTAGATATATATATATTGATCGATGGATTTCGAACATGGCTATGCAAAATATAAATATAAATATACTGAATTACAAAAGAAATATATAAAACTATATAGACAACATATTCAAAAAGGAGGAGGACAAATAAATGAAGCAGAAGTTGCACTCGCCTTCAAAAAATTGATGGATGCATTTAAAATATTTGATGATGAAAATAATTCGGCATCATCACAATATTATGATTATGAATATTCTAAAAATGATCTAGTAAAATTAAAATCAAAATTTGATGACCTATTTCAGGCTAATGAAAAATTAAAAGATTTAATGACACAATTAGATAAAGATAAAGAAACTTTAACACATCAAATAGATGAACTACAAAAAACTAAACTAAAATTAAATGCAGATCTAAGTACGTTAAACAGTAAATGGGCTCCAGATAATTGGGAAAAAGAAATGCCAATTAAAGATGAGCTACGAAAAGTCGATAGTAGTATCTCTAAAATAAGACAAGATATATTTAAATTTGACTTTGATCCTTCTAAATTAACATATAAAAGAAATTTAGAAGATATTGAACGTTTAAAACAAGACATACAAAAACACAGTATTGAAGTAGATATATTTGAAAGTAGATATCATGTATCATCTGGGTTTGTTAGCGAAGCATCAATTGATGACATACGGAAACATGTATTAGAAAGACATGGACTGATAATAAAAAAAATGTTAAAAGAATTCATATATCCAACATATGTGATGACATTGGATGATATTGTTTCTAAAGGTGTATCACCACAATCATATCAGGAAATAATAGATGATTGTAAGGATATTGTTCCAAAAGATATTTATTATGGAATATCAATGAAAAAACATCCTCAACACAAAATATGTTATTCCCACGTTCATAAATTTAAATTGGGCGAAATATTAAAAATATGTAAGTCTAATAGAACAAGTTTTCCAATTGAAAATTTTGTTGAAATAACACATTTATTTATGAATTATTATAATAGTGAAAATGATAATGAGGAATTATTTGTTCCACATCTCGATATGTTTGAACGCAATATTAGAGATAGATTGTTAAGCGTTAAAAAAATTGTATTTGATATGGATATTATACCATTAGGTAGGACTAATACTGAAGGTACAATGCATCTGCTTCGTGATATTAATTATTATAAAAATTTTGTATCAATATTAAAAAAATTAAATGATCTCAAAAATATATTATTTATTGATTATACAGGTCATATTTCATCATTCGTTCATGGATTATTAGATTTTGGTGTTGATGTTGTGTTACAATTACCGGAATCTGCATCTTATCAAATGCATAATGTTTTAGATGAATTACAAGATATATGTCATCGACTTAACTCTAAAAAAATTACAAATAAAACATGTTTAGGAATATCATTAATGCATCCACATAGTCAATTTAAGCCAACATTTGATGTTAGAAGATTACCAACTAAAGATGACATTTTACGATATGGATTTAAAAGAGTAGTCGTAACTACCGAATTAGCATATCGTACTGCAGACCCACAAGATATTCGTGATGAAACACCAAGAGAACTCGATATTGTATTCGCACGATACAAACCTAATAATTTTCACACATATTTACAATCTTTAGATAATGTAGAAGTATTATATTATGGATTAAATGAATTTGAGTCGAAAGGTGCATCATTTAAATGTTAAAATAGAAAATATTGATATTTTTATAATCTATATAATTCATATATATATTGAAGTCATATATATGAATTCTGTAATGGCAACTCAATCTAATGATAACTCTGTTGATAATATTAATCAAATTTTGGTCGATATGTCTCTAAATGACGTTCAACCATCTATTAGTTCAATGATAAATTATATTAAATCTAATGATAATAGAGGATACGATTTGATATCTAAATTTATTACAACTGTTTATAATGATCTAAATAATAATGAAGTTCAAGTAGTTCTACCAGAAATAGTAATAAATCCAGTTCAAGCTCCAATTGCAGTTCAAGCTCCTGAAGCTGAAGTTGCAAATGCAGATCCAGCTGCAGTTCCAGCTGCAGTTCCAGCACCAGTTTTAAATAATCCATCTGATTTATTAGTTAATTTAATTGATACACAATATCAAAAACAGATTGTAGCGAACATCTGGACTGAAAGTAAATATAAAAATTTACCAGATTTAAAATCAAATAATATTGGGAATGTAGGTGAAAACCTTCTTCAAAATATTTGTATGAAAAATAATATTGTTTCAACTATAGATGGAACCAAAACCAAGAAGAGAGGTGGTGGTGATATTGGTGATGGTAAAATCAAAAATAAATCAGTTGAAATTAAAAC